GAATTGTATTTGTAGTTACCGAGGATTTTACCGAAGATATGATAAATCGTATCGCTGTGTTCTGCGCCAATTCGGAGGATATCGACGAATTAAGTTTTCGTCAAATGGTGGATAATCATTATCGAGAAACATACTACTGCCATGACTATTTGAAAGCCGGTCATAAAAAGTTGTGGTGGTATATAGAGCAGAATGACTACAATCTATATTACTGCCAAAATCATGTTTATACGGAATATAAAAATATTGGGGGTGATAGTAATGGTTAAAGTACGAGATATTCTGCCACTTATCCAGTGGAATGATGCTCAAATCATAAAAGACCAGGATGAGGAAATCTGTTTACTCAGAAATGATTTTATGGTCGGAAGCTTATCAGAAGAAATTCTGAATATGACAGTCACAGGTATTGAAAACGATGAAAATATTGAGAATACCGTCGTCGTTTATGTTACGGATGAGGAGGATTAAATTTATGCATTTTACAGTTATTCAGATTATTATTATGTTTCTTATCGGCTACGTATGCTTGTACGCATTGATCGACAGGGTTATGAAGTGTATCGAATACTGTGCTACAGCAAGAGCATACGGACGGTTCAGAGAAGCCGGAGCCACAATGAAAATGGATGATGTAGCAGCTGGTATCGCAAAATCAAAAGAGGAGAAGCGCAATGTTGAGAAGAGACTTGATTAAGAATAAGATATACGGAATTATATTTATCATACTTGGAGCGTTGACAATCCCGATTGAGTGGGATGCAACGTTCTTTTTATTTGCCTTGATGGTAGGTATTTTGCTCTTTGCATCAAGAGAAAACTGCATTATGGATTAAGGAGGCGGCGGTATGGGCCGGGCTGAAAGGAGAAGAGCACAGAAGTGTGAGCAGAAAGCTAAGACCACTACATACAATCTGACAAGAGCTCAGTTAGATGCCCTGGTTCGAGAAAAGATATCTGGTGAACTGGATAGAGTTAAGCAGGAGGCTACAAATGATGCTATCAATCAGGCGATGATTCTTCTGCTTACTCTGCCGCTTGAAGTGTTGATGGATCATTATTGGCCGAAGTCATATGCAAAGCGGATTCCAGAGTTTACAGAGTATGTTCTCGAATATTATGAAAAGTGGCAAAACGATGAGTTGGATATGGACAAGCTCAAAGAGGATCTATGGGTGTACGGCGGTGTTCGATTAGAAGAAGTGGAGGGCAAGTAAATGGGATATTTAATTTTAGGAATTATCGTTCTGACAGCTATTCTTATTTTCGGCGGATATATAGTTCTGTCTGTTATGAATGCTGCAATGTGGATGGACGATTCTATGAGATGGGGAGGTAGAGATGACAGCTAAGGACGACAGAAAAAATGCAGAGGGTTACAATGATCCGACAGCTTACAATGCGATTAAGAATGTGGAGCAGGAACAGGACAAGGATGACGTGAGATTTCATCAGTTACTGAATACCCTGTTTTCACTTTGCGAATTGGCGGATTTCCATATCGAGGGACGAGTTGTATTGAAGGATAAAAGAACTGGAAAGGTTTGGAGGTAGGCGAGGAGATGATGACTATGGAGGAATTACAGAAAGCGTGCGAAACTTTGGCAGAGGCGTGGAACAAAGTTTTGGAGCCGATGGAGAAACTGGCTAAAGATTTGAGTGAAGCCTTCGGACGTATGTATGCTTCTGAGGAAGGGAATCGTAAAATTCGCACCGGTCGGAAGCTTAAATCTGTAAGGCGTGTGCCGGATTCTAAGATGTCTACGTACAATTATAAGCCTGTTGTGAAGCGCAATTTGCCCTATCAGAGACGGAATTTCTGACCGATTTCAGCTAATCTAGGTTAAAAATCTTTGTAGTAACAGGTCATTTTTCTGCCCACTTTTTGGTTTTAGGATTTGACCAAATCCCGGATATTTTTGACCAGAACTGAAAAATCGGTGTCAATTTGGAGAAAATTTATGAATTTTGGTCAAATTTCTGGCCATTTGCCCGGTTTTGCCCACTTTCAAAAACCCGGATTTGACCAGCAAAAACCCAGTATTTATGCGGGTTTGCGGGCTTTCTGCCCACTTTCCCACTTTTAATACTAAACTATTATGATAGAAAGTTTAAAAATATATAGTAATAGGCGAATAAAAGTGGGTTTTTGACCAGAAGCAAGAAAGAGGTGATTTTATGACTTACGATAAGAAATTGGTCGAGGATTGGTTGTGCGAACATTTTCCGTATCATTTACGAGTGAATAAAGATATTCCGAATGGTGCACATGTGACGATGAAAAATGAAATCGCCATATCACAAGAATGGCTATGGGTTGATAATCCGCCGTATCAATCTTTTGAAGATGTGATGTTCGGTTATACCATTCCTAGGGATTTTTATTCAGGTGCCGGAGCTTCGTATTGTGGATATCCATTTGGTGGATTGTATCCGATAGGAGGTTTGCCGTGAATGTAAAGAGAAAGGTAACATGGAAAGATGTTTTCAATAATTTCAAATCGGTGTATCCGCGGTTATCGAAAGAAGCCCAGGATTACCGTCCGTACAACTACATGAGCATTGTCGTATATTTGGAAGATGGAACCAAGGTTATTTACGATGATATGGCAAAGCGTGCTAAGATGCTTGTGGCATAGGATCCTGCTACAGAATCCACTTTCCATTTTGTGTGCTTCATGCTATACTATAAGAGCCACACAATCTAATAATGAAATCGCGTTCGAGGGAATAACTTTGGTAAAAAGTGTATTCTCTTTTACTCGTACCTTTGAACGGCGAAGAGGATTGTGTGGCAACAATAAGAGATGCGCTTTTTCGGTGCGTCTCTCAAATTGGGGCGCACTTTTTATTTGCCCTAAATTCCTACTTAAGTATGGAAAGGGTGATTGTATGGGAACGAAATCGAATAAGAATATTTCGGGTGTCATAGGAGCAATCGGAGCTGTTGGCGGTTTGATTACTGCAGTTACACCTTTGGTCGAAAAAGCAATAGATAACGCACAGAATAAACCGACTGAAAAAATAGATACGAAAGTTATCATTCCAGAATTATATCGTAAGGGATTTCCGATAGACCTGGAACAGGCTGAAGAATTATTAACGGAACGTGGCTTGAAAGTTTCAAAGAGTAAGCTTCGTATGAAAGAAGCAGATCCAAAGTATCGAGATTACGAGGATACCCAAGTCATAGACTCAAATCCTAAGCAGGGCGCTAAGGTGAAAGTCGGTACAACTGTTTGTCTGAGATACATAACGGCTGAAGTTATCGAGGAGAGCCAAAAGATATTTGATGATGACGTTCGTATTAAACAGGAGGCTAAAGAACAGAAGGCCGCTGAGAAGCAGGAAAAGAAAGAACGTTTGAAAGAAAGTGTTTCTGAAACTATGGATTCTGCTAAGAGTGGTTTAGGAAAGATATTTAAGAAAGATCGAAAAGCTATAGAAGCTGAGAAAGGAGAAACGATAGATGAGTAAAGGCGGAAAGAAAAAGCGTAGCACGGCTGGGTTAATCCTTGATGTGATTCTTACATTGTGTACCGGTGGCTTATGGTTGATTTGGATATTGATCCGGTATTTAAGAAATAACAGCTGACAACTACATATTTGGACAGAGATGCTTAATCGTGTCTCTGTCTTTTTTTTTATGCTCTTTTTTGCGCGCGAAAAAAACATGCCCTTTTATGAAGAGAGAGGATAAATAGGCATTTTTATTAAATACCACATCCTCTTTTGAGTTTTTAGAAAATTGAAAGGAGACTCCATTATGTTAGAAAATAAGTTCCAGGCAAATTTGATCAAGGAACTGAAAGAAAGATTTCCGGGTTGTATCGTGATGAAAAATGACCCGACCTACATTCAGGGCATTCCAGATTTGCTGGTTCTTCACAAAGACAAATGGGCTTCCTTAGAATGTAAAAAAAGCGCTGGCGCAAAGAAGCAGCCGAATCAGGAATATTATGTGGATCGTATGAATCAGATGTCGTTTTCAAGATTTATATGTCCAGAGAATAAAGAGGAGGTA